TCTGCACGTTCGCCATCCGGAAGAGCGTAGATGTCATCTATTGTATAAATCCGTTCTTTGGGTAATGGCATAATGAAAACTCCTTTCGTTAATCCATTGATGTGATCACATATATACAAATGTTCGACTTGTGTAACTGCTCCGAAGATGATACAATATCTTTGCTAAAGTACTGGATCTCTTCGGAGATTCTTGATCCGTCCCTGTTACCAGCAGGGGCGGTTTTTATATGAATTTTTGTGTGATTAGCTGATTTAAACGTTCAAGCAAATCGTTTGGAAAACCCAAAACATCAAATATGCTTTGACCATTGAAATGTATGTCTTTATAAGGTGAAAGAATATTAAATAATTCGGATCTAAATCTGAATTATTAGATATTCTCAATTCAATCAATTTCTGGTGATTCCCCGTCATTCGAGGCATCTGTTCAAACGAGAATGTTTGGTTGCTGTTACCAGTAAGGGCACTTTTTGAAGACATTATTGAATGCAATGATAATTAAATAAACAGGGATTCTTCAAAAAATCTGCTTGTATAGGAATTAGGGCATCTTACCCATCCAGAAATATCAGCATCCTCAGCCCGGATATATATATAGGCACTGCCGCCAGAATATTTAATTTTATTTACAGTACATACTTCGTAAGCATCTGTTGTATAGATAATATTTCCGTTAGGGGAGTTCTTTATATTCAATGATTTTGCACATTTCCACATATTTTGTCCACCAAGAAGGGGATTGTATGATTTGGAATAAGTGACAGGATATGTAGTTTTGGAAAGCTTCAGAGAGCTTCCGGAAAGTTTATAAGTTATGGTATATTGAATAGAACCGACTCCTCCTGGCATTGACTGCATACGGATTTGAATGTAATTTGCACCAACTTTTTGAGTAAAACTATTATGGCGAGCATTGAAAGCACCTTTACGATGCGACATTAAATTGACAGCAGATACAAGTTTTCCAGATTTATAAGTCAATAATTTGTCGTAATCAATGTGATCATTATCAATGTCTTGGCATTTTAGCTTCAAAAAATGTTTATTTCCATTGAGAGTATAAAGATCTGCATTTACAAGATATATGTTTTGGGCGTTTAAACTAAAACTTTTTTTGCCATTCACCTCAATGTTCAGATAAGATTCCGACTTGAAATTTATTCGAATTTTATCAGCTTTGCCATCACCGGTGATGTCATATTTAGAGTATGCTACATTTGGCCGAATGGAAATGTTACTTTTTTGAGCTGCTTTAACAGTTAGCGGCATAGATATGGTGCTGATTGTAATTAGGGCAACTGTAAAATATTTTAATAATGTCTTTTTCATGTGAAAAACCTCCTGTATTCAAGAACTCATTCGCAGTTCTATGAGCTTTTGGTGATATCCAGTCATTCTAGACATCTGTTCAATAGTAAAATCTCTATATTCTTCCAATAGCGAATCTGGTAATAACAGGTCCGTTCTTTAATCTGCTGATGAAATCATATGTATCACCGCAAATGGTTTGAAATAAATGACATAATTATCAACAACAGTGTATACACCGTATTTAGCATGGTAACACTGCATAGCCTCTTTTAAATATTCCTCCGTAGTATCCAGATATTCAGCCATCTCATAAAGATTCCCACATCCTGCTTCATAAGCCCTGATCAGGCCGACAAGCCCAATCTTTAGATTATACCCATAAAGCCGAGCTCGATATTCCTGCTTTCGGCTTTCTACCTTATTCTGGTCTAAAATGTTTCCGGAGCTGGTGCGATAATGCCCGATTTCTTCGGCAAGCACACAGGATTTTTCTGCTTGTGTTTCTATATCCTTTCGGATTGCTATGCGACTGCCGCGGATCAGGCCATCATGTTCAGTAAGAGGTTGTTCTTTAACAAGTAACCCTTCTTGATCGGCAGCAGTCAGTAATTGTTCGTAATTCAATTGGGATCACCCCTTTAGCGATTAAAATAAAACGGTTCTCTCTAAGCTGTTTGCTTGTAGTCAACAACTGCAATTTCAGTCAGCATACCTTTAACTTTTTGAATAATTTCTTCAATTCGTTCAAGTGTTTCACCATTTAAGTATTCTTCCCCACATTGAGAACACTTTTCACAAGGAACATTCTTGATAATGATATAGCATCCCTGATAATCAGTCATGTAAGTTGTTGTAGAAGATTCAATATTACCTTTGCAGTAAAAACAAGTCATTATGCATTCTCCTTTCTGGTTTTGAAATCAGATTCCCATTTATCAAAACTGGGGAAATAAGCTGTTATAAGGAACAAATCCGATTCGTGATTTCCGATGACTACATGAAGATATTTATCTTCGATGCTCATCCCCAGAATTAAACAACTGGGGTAAGGATAATCATCTGGATATTGTTCGATGATTTCTCCATTCATAATACAGGCTATTACATCTTTTAAGAATATCCTACGCTGTTCCAGCCTTTTAGCTGCGTGGAGTGTAATACGAATGTTTTTAGGTATACATAGTTTACGCAATTCCAATATATCTAATGCCATATCATTCCTCCCATTTTGAATCATCATTCATAATATCCAAATCATGCTGAACACCTTCGGGTGTTTGCTCAACATCCGTCCGGGCATGAGCTGCAAGAAGATCTTCTTCCATCTGCTGGGCGGAGAGAAGGTTCTTAGAGTAGGCGAGAACCTTTCTCTGGTTATGAGGAGACAACTGATTGCAGATTTCTATGATTTCCTTGCACTGAGCAGAGACGGAAGAGTTCTGAACAGATTCTGCTTTATAGGGAGTTCTTTCCATAGGAACGTCAAAACCCATAAGCCATGCTTCACTTACGTTCAATGCATTTCCTAGAATAAAAAGCTTTTCTTGGTTAGGCTCTGTTTTTCCAGAACAGTATTGACTTATATCTGACTTATTCATTTTTACACTATACTTTTGACAATATGGAACAGTCAGATTAAGAATATCAACCTGCCGAAGTCCGCGCATATTCATTATTGTTTTTAAACGAATTGCAGTGTTTTCTTTCTTCATAATGTTCTCCTTTTCGTAATTGAAATATAACACATATTATGCAAAAGTTCAATAATAAAAACCTAAAAGTTAAAAAAATTGAATTTTATGTTGACAGAAAATGGACGACGTGATATTACACAGATAATTCAAAAGCTTGAACCGGAAAGGAGGTATCAAGTTGGCATTCGATTATAACAAGCTACGAGGAAGAATCGTGGAGATTTTTAACACTCAGTCGAACTTCGCAAGTGCAATGGGATGGTCGGAGCGCATATTGTCACTAAAGATGAATGGAATGTGTTCATGGAAGCAGATAGATATTTGTAAAGCAATACAGTTGTTGAAACTTACTATTGAGGACATTCCGATCGTATGTACTCGGGTAGGTCACTACTCTGTACTTACAGGATAAGAGCATATGAGAGGAGAGTCAACGAAAGTCGTTCGACAAACTGCTTAAATTTGTATAAACAGTAACTCATACATATCATTTCCCATACCATAAAGAAGAGGTGAGGAAGATGTCAGAATTAAAACTGGTAACAAGAAATATCCGTATTAATGGAATTCAGCATAAAGCCAGTGATATGTCAGAAGAAGAAATCAAATGCCTGCTCATCCAGAGACAGGATATAATTCTTCTGAATATGAATTACGAAAGAAAAGCCGCCGGTTAAGGCGGAGAAAGGAGGAACATATTAAGGTTGCGAATCATAGAATAGAAGACCTGGAAAGAAAAGGAGAATGATTATGGAACAGATCACAAACTATGTAAAACCGGAACTCATCGTAGTAGCTATTGCCTTATATTTCGTAGGAATGGCACTCAAACAGGCACAGGCAGTAAAGGATAAGTACATCCCGCTTATCCTTGGCGGAATCAGCATTGCAATCTGCGCGATCTATGTGTTTGCCACCTGCACCTGCGGTACCGGACAGGATATTGCAATGGCAATTTTTACAGCGATTACACAGGGAATACTGATTGCTGGTCTTTCTACATACGTGAACCAGATTGTAAAACAGGCAAATAAAGACGAATAAGGGATGAGAAACCATCCCTTTTCGCTCTATGAAAGGAGACGGACATGGAAATAAGAGGAATTGATGTATCTGCCTGGCAAGGGAAAATTGACTGGAAAACAGTTGCTGATTACGGCATGGGGTTCGCAATCCTGCGGATTACAGAAGCGGGAAACGTGATAGATAGCTACTTTGAGCAGAACTTCTCTGAATGCCGGAAATACAATATCCCGGTTGGGGCATATAAGTATTCTTATGCCATGACAGTTGCGGAGATACAGAGCGAAGCCAGAAAAGTAGTGGAAGTTTTGAACGGGCGAAAACTGCAGTATCCGGTCTGGCTGGATCTGGAATGGAATAATCAGAGAAGCCTCGGAGCTGAACAGATCCATAAATTGGCAGAAGCATTCGAAAAGATTATCACGGCAGCGGGATATAAATTTGGTATTTATTGCAATGTGGATTGGTACCTGAATGTAATTTGTAGCCATCTGAAAAAATACGATTTCTGGATTGCACGTTATCCGGCATCAGATAACGGTACTTTACAGGAACGACTCCGGCCGGACTTTGGTGTGGGCTGGCAGTATTCCAGTAAAGCAAAGATACCTGGCATCAGCGGAACTGTAGATAGAAATATATTTTACAAAGATTATAACGAAGCAAAAGATATAAAAAAGGAAAACACAGTCATGACAAAGAGTGAAGCTATCAACGTAGTTCTGGGAATTGCAGAAGAAGAGATCGGGTACCTGGAAAAGAAAAATAACAGCCAGCTTGACAGCAAGACTGGAAATGCCGGATCAGCAAACTATACAAAATATTGGAGAGATATAAAACCATCCTACCAGGGGCAGCCTTGGTGCGCAGCGTTTATCTCCTGGTGTTTCATGAAAGCTTTTGGTCTGGATAATGCAAAGAAACTCTTAAAACACTGGCCGTATGTATACTGCCCAACCTTAGGCGCCTTATTTGTAAAGAATGCCAATCCAAAAGTTGGAGATGTTGTTATATTTAAACACGGCGATACATTTACCCATACCGGCTTTGTAACAAAAGTAGCCGGAGACAGGTTCTGGACGATTGAGGGAAATACTTCCGGAGCATCCGGTATCGTGGCAAATGGTGGCGGGGTCTGCCAGAAGAGCTATTACAACAGTAATCTTCCGGGGACAAAATTTTGTACACCGGACTATTCAATTGTTTTCTCTGCAGATAAAAATGAAACAGACAAGACA